AGACCTGTGATAAAAATGACACAGAAAATCCAGATTGGCCAGAGGGTTATACTTATCTAGACCAGTTCTTGGATGAAATGAAAGAACAAAACGATGGCAAAGTACTATTTGTGGGAACAACAATCGGAGACTACAAAGTCATGTCAGAAGATATGCAAGAATTAAAAAGGTATATCAATCAACTAGGAGAAGTAGTAATATACTATAGAGAAGTAACTGCTCCTAAAGCTCCAAGCGAGAAAAAAGATGACAAATGAGAAAACTTTTAATAAACAATCGAGAGATACTTGACTGCTTAGACCACTTAGCTACACAAGTATTACAACACCCTACTACATTTAGATATACTCCACCACCAAATGTAAGCATGGCAAGACTAAAACAAGTCATGGATGCAGATGATGGAACAATAGAAGAATGTAATGGAGTAGACTATGCAGGAAGATGGTTTAATACAAATGAGTATCAACACTATGCTACTGAAGACACAGGAATAAAAGACTTTAATGCAAGAAGACCTTGCTTACTAAAAGCTCAGTTCTTGAATTGGCTAAGAAATACAACGAACAATCAAGCATGGGAAATGGACACTTGGGAATTACAACCAGAGTATCATGGATGGACTCCTTGGCATAGTGGAAAAAATAAACCAATAAACTTTGTAAGATTTATTTGGAATTCAGGTTCTGGAGTAACGAATTATGTATCAGAAGGAAAACACTATAAATACAGAGATTCTAAATATACAGGACAAAAGTGCTGGAACTGCCTAGTAGGAAAACTAGATGGAAGACAGTATTTATCTGATAGAAATATTGGCAACCACAAAAGAGTAATAATACAATTTAGTTTACCTTCTAAATACAATGCTCCACTAGAAGAATTTATAAATATTTTATCAGAAGGACAACTTACAACACCTTTAGAAAAAGGGCATGTGCCTTATGACGTTAGATATAATTATTGGACATAAAATGTTAGATTTCATAAAGTTATTGTTTTGGAGAAAAGAATTAGATTCATCCTCAAAGTGGTTTGATAAAAATCAACCTGCACAGGATAGATTCTGGGAGTTAGAAGATTGGAACGAAGAACTAGAAGAAAGAATAATAGAACTAGAAAAGAACTCTCATCCTTGTAAAGAACTTCATGAATTTGAAGTATACCCCGAATTAATTAAACGAATAACAGATTTAGAAAATGAAATTAACAATCTCAACAGTAAAATCAATAGCAAGTAGAAATGTATGGAGTAGTGATTGGTCTGCTCCTTTTTGTGATGCTATACAGTTTTACAAAAAATCTCCTCATTTAAACACCTATCATCACACTCATCCTGAGTGGAGAGCCAACAAGTTCAACATACTAAAAGAATTAGATATATCTGAAGCACACCCAGGTTATTCTACACCAATGAAAATAACTCTTATAAAATTTACACAAAAAGGATTTCATCAAGCTATGGCAAGAAAAGCTATTTATCTTCCTATAGGTAAAGGCACACAAGTATGTTTAGGCACTAAGAATAATTCCATATATCTTCTAGGAGAGTTAGATAAAGTTAATACTGTTCCTTCATGGAAACAAGACTTTTGGAGGAAAAAGAAAGTGTGGAGTAGACTTGTAGAGGAAGGAGAGTATGCAGTTGTTGGAAATATGCAAACAACTGTTGTATATCCAGAGGAAAACCTAATGTTTTTAGAGGTGCTTTATGAAAACTGATAAAAAATTAACAGAAAGATACGCAGAAAAAGTAGAAAAAGCACTTAATAATAGAAGTGACGAGATGTATGTTAGACAGAACAGAAAATGGCAAAATACATTAGAGTTAGGAGAGTTTGCAAGAGAGTTGCCAAAAGATGAATCTATTCCAATTTTTGTAGGTGCAAGCGACCATGACTGCGATAAAATACAAGAAAAATTATTAATATACACTTTACAAAAGAATACAGAAAGAAAGTTAGATATACATTTCTTAAGAGCTAGTAACTTTCAGGGTGTAAATGCAAGTGGTTGGGGAACTCCTTTTACTTGTTTAAGATATGCTATACCAAAACTAATGGGATTCAAAGGCAAAGCTATCTATATGGATATGGATATGATAAACTTTAGAGATATTGGAGAATTATACGATATAGATTTATTAGGTAAACCTTTTGGAATGGTATGGGATGCAAAACAAAATGCAGGTAAAAGAGGAAAAGGGAACTACTGCGATAGTTTAATGTTGATTGATTGTGAGAAAACAGACTCTTTCTTCACATGGGACGAAGTACATAATTGGTATCAAGAAACTGCATTTAAATGGAAGTTTATGGATAGAATACAGAAGTGGGAAACAGACCCAACAAACAGAAAAATAAATGACGCAGTTACACCTATAGACTCTAGATGGAACTGCTTTGATGGGTATCAGACTGACTCTCCTGAAGTTGACAATAAACAAGAGGAGTATGCATTAAATCAAATATTTCAATTACATTTCACAGCTCTTAGTTATCAACCTTGGCATAGTTCATATCTTATGTCTGCAAAGGCAACCCACGAGAGGCAAGACTTAACAGATTACTGGTGGAGTTTAGTAGATGAGGTAAATCGCATTGACTTTTGAAGAACTCATAGCCCCAGTGGGTGTAGATAACTTTTACAAGAAGTACAAAGGTAAAAGACACTTTGTAATTAAATCCAATAAACCTAAGTTTAAAGACTATTTTAGTTGGAAAGAATTTGACAACTATTTAAATCAAAAAGATATAGGTTCGTGGGATAGAACAAATCAACTACAGATTGTAACAGATAAAGGAAGATGGTGTAAGAAGAAAGACCCAAACCCTAAAACCAGAGAAGAAATATTTGAACTATGGAATGAAGGACATAGTTTTATACTTACACTAAGTGAGTTCTTAAATGAAAACTTATGGAAACAATGCCAAGAGTTTGAAAAACATTATGGTGGTGGACAAGCAAACATATACTGTAGTAAAAGAAAAGATGCAAAAGTATTTCCAATACATGCAGACTCAACAGATAATTTTTTATTCCATGTTCGTGGAAAAATAAGATGGTTTATATATAATGAGTTTCATAACAAGGATATGCCATACAGACCTGATAGCACAACCTTGTTAGAAAGTTTTGTTCTTGACGAAGGTGATTTACTTTACATTCCGAAAGGGCAATTCCATAGGGTAGAAACCCTAAGTCCAAGAATATCAATCAGTTTTCACTTCACTGAAAGAGGAAACAAACCTTATATAAGGAATGATTGGTACGACTGGAAGCCGTAGGAGAATATTATGGCAGACGAGCGATTCAGTGGCGATATGTCACGGAACGAAGTAGAGATAGACTTAAGTAAGTTTATGGAACTGGTAACTGAGAATAGTAATCTCAAAGCTGAGATAACAGAACTCAAAGCAAATAAGGAACCAGATAACCCATGGCAACGTTGGATATTCTTATCAAATATGATAGACGCATGGAGAATCTTCCCTAGGGCTTTTCTATCAGTGTACATATTCTTACTATACTACGCAACAATGTGGTTCATGGAACTACCAGACCCAACACTCGAACAGTCAGGTTTAATATCTGTCATAGTAGGTGCTGGAGCGGCTTGGTTTGGTCTTTACGCTGGTACAGCAAAAGACAAAATCAATAGTAAGTAGTCATGGACTCGATGTGGAAACACTTCTGCCAATGGATAAAGGACGTAGTCTACGTGCCTATTGGTCAGAAGTGTCCATATTGTAAGAAATCACAAAATAATACTTGACATATGGTTATAATTTTAGTATAATATACATATGAAAAATACAGAATACAAAGAACACAGAACTTGTCAGATGTGGAATGCTGAGACAAAGTCATTTGATGATTGGCATATCGGAGAGTGCGAACACTGCGGAGAAGAACTAGACCATCAGTCTGGTGAATGTTCGAAGTATAAGTGCTGGATAGCATGAATTTATTCTATCTTGACGAAGACCTTGACAAATGCGCTGAGTACCACGTAGATAAGCACATAGTAAAGATGCCTCTCGAGGCAGCACAACTCTTATGTACTGCTATATGGGTAGATGAAGTCTTAGGCTTCATACCTCGTGCATTAGACAAAGATGAAAGAGAAGTTCTGAATAGTGAGAAAGCCAAGATTAAACATCTTCCTATGGAAGAAAGACCACTCACACCATACCTGCCGATGATGTACAATCATCCTTGCACAATATGGGTTCGGTCTAGCTTGGATAACTTTGAGTGGACTCATTGTTATGCTAACGCACTCAACGATGAGTACCACTATCGTTATGGTAAACAGCATAAGTCTATTGTAGAGGTAGTAAATAAACTACCCGAACCAAAGAATCTACCTAGACTTGGATTCACAGAGTTTGGACTAGCGATGCCTGATGAACTGAAAGACTACGATAATCCTATACAGAGTTATCGAGACTACTATCATCTTGACAAAGCTACGTTTGCATCATGGTCTCACAGAGACAAGCCTCATTGGTGGAATGAAGATTACGCAGATTATGAGGAAAGGATAACAGCGAAATGACAACAGAAGATTATTTAAAAAACGGAGAGTTAGTTAAGTATGAAGTCAATGGTATGTCTATGGTATTCCCAAGAGACATAACAGAAGAAGAACTACACAAGGAAATTACAAAGAGACTAAATAGTTTATACTTTACTAAAAGACCTATAGTAGTTAGAAAAAGTAATGGCGAAGAATATAAATTACTCAACGGCACAAGGATGCAGGGCAACAGACATTCATCATGAACTTAGAACAATTAATTGCAGTAGCAGAGGAAACACCAAAAGTAATGGGAAAAGCAGAAGTAATCAAACAAAATCTGAAAGCACAACATGATAAGGTTAGTGCTGAAATTGGCATACTTGAAAAACAATTAGCAGATAAGAAAGAGTACCTCGCAAAGATTGAGGGCGGAATAGATGTAGTTGACGAATTACTAAAATGATAGTAATTGAGGACGATTTCTACCCTAATCCTGACGAAGTAAGGGAACAGGTTTTACAAATGTTTTTTCACCCTGGAGTAAAGGGTAAAAAGCTTATGTTCGCAGGGCAAAGAACTTTAGGTACATTTTCTGAGCAAAACAGATTATTTTGTAGAAATAAAATTGAAAAGTTAATAAATAGAAATATAGTTAACTTCCCACACAACAATAGCAATGCAGCTTTTACTTTAGGAAAAGAAGTGTCTTGCCTTGGAGAGCCGTATAAAAATTGGATTCATCAAGATAAAGGAAATCACGAAACAAAAAGAGGAGAAGAACTTCAAGCTCAAATGTTCGCGGCAGTACTTTATCTTACCCCCAATGATATAGCACCCTCTCTTAAGTATGGGACAGGGTTATTTACAAATATGGAAAATCATAAAAACTGGGCTACCCCAGCACATGATTTTAGTAAGACTAAATTATTTCAAAATCAAGTTGATGATTCAGATGAAAAATTTAAACTACATACTTATGTAGGTAATATGTATAACAGGATAGTAATTTATCCTGCAACATACTGGCATGCACCTTTTAATCCTGGCTTTGGTCATAGCAAAGAAACAGGAAGGATAATACAAATATTTTTCTTCTATGCTGAAAAGTCAGGATTAGATAAAGGGTATGAGGAAGTGTGATAAGTGTTACAACCAAATGGAAACGGACTACGATACTTAGAAAAACGAATCTTACATGAAGAATTAGTAAGGCAAGAAAAGTATAAAGATGTAATAAAAAGTAAACCAATAGCTGATACTTTATGGGACAAACCCTATACACATTCTTTTGTATATACCATATATGGCGAAGAAATGTATCTAACTTATATTAGATATTCTATAATGAGTCTAAGATTAGTAATGCCAGATGCAAAAATTATGGTTTTTGTAGAAGCAGAACTATGGCAAGAAGCCAAAAGGGAACTAAAAGGTTTACTATTTGATTATGATATAGTAAGAGTAGTAGGCAAAGCTGCTTGTTATAAGCAAGTTATTGCTTGTCACGCTTTACTAAAAGATTTTAAATATTGCACTTTTGTAGATGCAGATTTATTCTTCTTTGGTAAAGAGAACAGCTTGATTAAACCATTAAGGAAAGTAAAGAATATATTCTCTACTTATCCTGAATCTTTTGTATGGGCATTTGGTAGAAATGAAACACCAAATGTTTCCCATACTTTTATGCACAAAAGAGGTAGGGAAGAAACACTTAGACCACATACATACACTTGGGATTTAGAAGAAGAAATAGACATAGATATACAAGATTTAATAGAACAAGAAACAATTTGGAATATATCTTTTATATTTAGTTTTTCTCCAAAAGCATTACAAACAGATGAATATAAAGCATGGGCGTTGTATTCTATGTTTGATAACAATATGTGTGATGAAACTAACTGGTGGTTATGGAGTAAGAAACATAACTGGAAAACTTATTATTGGGGTACAAATTTAGATGAGCTAACAATTAGCACTACATCACACGAGTCCACAAAAGAAGTACATTTGTTTCAACCTATGTTTACAGATGACTTACAAAGGAAAACACATAGAAAGTATGAAACTTTCATGGCAATACTAGAAATAGAGAACAAATACAAAGAGTTTATAAATGAGCGACTACAACAGCAACAAGTTTAACGAGGAGGAAGCACTCAAAACGCTTCAAACCTATATTGAGTCCACATACGATGGACATTATAGTATGAACAAAATACAGTCTACTGAGTTCATATTTGACGCAGGGCATGGAGAAGGTTTCTGTATAGGAAACATAATAAAGTATGCACAGAGATATGGAAAGAAAGAAGGAAAGAACACAGTAGATTTACTAAAAATTTTACATTACGGAATTATTTTACTAGGGGCAACATATGAGAACGAAAAAACACGAAAATCTTACACAAGCAAATATAACCAAGGTAATTGAGTTATTAAACCCTACAGATGGTAGTAAGCCAATCACTAAGAAAGAAGCATGTAGTATACTTAACATAGCTTATAACACGACTAGATTGGGCAACATCATCGCAGAGTTTCATGAGATGCAAGAGTTCCGTGCAAGAAGAAAAGCACAGAATAGAGGCAAGGCAGCAACGCCACAAGAAATACAAACAACAGTACAAATGTATCTAGAAGGAGATAATGTCAGTGATATTGCCAAAGCACTGTATAGGTCTCCAGCATTTGTAAAAGGTATCATTGATAGAATTGGTGTACCACAAAAATTGGCAATGACTGACTATCAGGGGAGAAGAGAGGCTATGCTACCAGAACAATGTGTAGCAGATGAATTTGAACCAGAAGAAAGAGTTTGGGCAATCAGACAAAACTATCCAGCTATAGTAAAGCGAGAGTTACAACCTGAACTTGCAGAAGAAAGAGGTTATAAATTGTATCTTGTAGACACGATAGAGTGTACGCAAGATGACTTAAAAAATACATACTTCCCACATTTGAGTCATGCAGGAAAGCAATACTGTTTACCAGCATATGATATGGGCAGTCTAAGACATTTACGAGAGTATATGTAAAAAGGAAATATATGGAATATATAATTGCTATGTGGTTTTCTGCGTGGCTAATACAACTGTGGACAATATTTAGACCAATTTGGTTATTAGTGCCGAAAGGCAATATGGTCATGCAACATAAATACATCACTGGAACTGTAATGGCAGTATTGGTATTCGTTTTAGTACCTTTACTATTGTTACCAATGATGAGTGATATACATAGATTAAGATTTCAGAATAGTTTTCTGAAGGGATTATTAGGAGAAAAGTAATGGCATACATAGGCAACCCGTACTACGATGCTCTTGAAGCAAAGTACATAGCACAAATAAAAGAAGCACAAGCAGTCTTGCAAACATACTTTCAAAACTCTGTAGGTATCGGAGAACACTCTGACTTACTGCCTGAGTTTGATAAGTGGGTAGAGCAACTTGCAAGTGCAGATGAAAAGCTACAAGCATTACGCAAGTTACTAAAAAGATGAAGCAATCACTAATCTTAGAAGATGGTGATAGAAAGATTGCTGTAGTACGAAACACATACGAAAGAGCTGTGTTTCACTATATGCATGGATTAGATTTTATAGGTTTCGATAACTGGTTGATGGAAGGTAACTTAACCAATCAGGCTGAGCTATATAAAGATTGTGACCATCTAATCGCATTTGATGATTGGCAGAATGAATTAAAGTTTTTAGACTTACATCCAAAAGATACTTCAGTAATGGAAGGTCAAGTGAAAATATCTGACTATAGGAACTGGTACACACTAAAGAGTAGACAAGTAGTATTCCATCTGTATATGGATGAGATTAGACTTTACGGTTATAGCTACTAAAAAATAGTTCTTGACTCATGCTTAAAATTCTTGTATAATATATTTATATTAAGGAAATAAGCAATGAGTGACAGATTTTACCAACAGATGCTAGAGACCACAGGTTGGGCTCCAGGTTATCGTAATACTAGTACTATTGCCGAATACAAACAAAACTACACATTAAAAAGGAAAAGAAACATGGCGTGGACAGACGAAAGTAAAGAACAAGCAGTAGAGATGTATACTGCTGAAGAACCAACTCCAGATAACAGTATGGAGATTGTAAAGATGATTGCTGAAGAATTAGGCGAGAGCCCAAATGGTGTCAGAATGATTCTTACTAAGGCAGGAGTATATGTAAAGAAAACTCCAGCTACTAAGTCTAGCGGAGGTGGAACTGGAGGTGGCAGAGTAAATGTTGCTGCAGCACAAGAACAGTTGACCAATGCTATTAGCGATGCAGGTAAAGAGCCTGACTCAGCAATTATCAGTAAACTTACTGGTAAAGCTGCGGTTTATTTCGCTACATTAATCAACGAACTAAACGATTAATACCCCTGATTACATGGGGAGGGAAACCTCCCTGTGTATTTTTGTATCTAACAAAAGCACCTTACAATGCAATACCATGAGTGGACGGTAATAGATATTAACCTACCAACAAGGAAAGCATGAAAAAAGACGATTTTGTTAAAAAAATTGACGATGCTGGTGACGCTGTTGTCACCTATCGTAGCAAAAATAGTCGCAGAATGAAATATAATGTCTGCACTAGAGATTTTGATAATAAATACATACAGGAGAAAAGAAACAGGGCAAAGCCCAACGATAGACAAGTACTATTGTTTTGCTGGGATACTGATTCATATAGACTATTATCTCCTGAGAATGTAACTTCTATTCTACCTTTAGCGAGGATATTGAAAAATGATAGAATTACATGAAGCACCAGCTGTTTACGAAAAAGAAATAAGTTATAACGAAGCTAAACATGAAAAAGTATTTGTTATGGTTAATACTTTTCGTGGAACAGAGTATTTACATATCAGAAAATATTATCAAGACTTTGACGAAGAATGGAAACCTACTAGGGATGGCATCGCCATGCCTTTAGATTTTGATAATAGTCGTGGACTATTCGAGGCGTTAGTCGAGATACTTTCTATCTCAGAGGTTAAGGGAGTGCTAGAAACTCATTTCAAAGAAGTTCTCGATAAAATATACTTATAGCACCAAAAAATAATACTTGACAAATCCTTAAAAATTCTGTATAATATTCATATGAATAAGACAGAATACCTAGAACTATGCAATCAAAAGTATGCAGAAGGTAATCCTATATTACCTGACGATGTATACGATAGACTCGTAGAGAATACCGAACTTGAGAATAAAGTCGGATATGATGTAAGCGAGGCAAGACATAAACATCCTTACCCAATGTATTCATTACAGAAAGTCTTTATCGGAGAAGATAAAGAACCAGATTGGGATTCCAAACAACCACATATTATGACTGCCAAGTTAGACGGCGCAGCTGTGTCTATTACATACATAGATGGCGAACTAACACAGGCGTTAACTCGTGGAGATGGTAAAGCAGGACTAGATATTACTGATAAAATTAAAACTTTAGTGCCAAACCAAATATGGAGTAAAGGACTGAAACAGATTACTGGAGAAGTTGTTGCACCAAAAGAAATACCAAATGCTAGAAATTATGCAAGTGGTGCTTTGAATCTAAAGGACTTAGAAGAATTCAAATCTCGTAA